GGACGCGATCACGTCGCCGAGCTGGGCGGCGCAGATGGTGTCGTACAGCGCGAGAGCACCGACGGAGGTCATCGCGCAGGTGCCGTTCGTCATGCCGAGGCCTTCCTTGGAGACCAGGGTGTCGAGCGTCTTGATGCCGGCCTTGGCCATGGCCTCAGCACCGGGCATCTTCACGCCCTCGTACATGGCCTCGCCCTTGCCGAGCATGGGGAGCGTCATGTGAGCGAGAGGAGCCAGGTCGCCGGAGGAGCCGAGGGAGCCCTTCTGCGGGACAACGGGGGTCACGCCCTTGTTGAGCATCTCGAGCAGCATCTCGACGAGGATGGGACGAACGCCGCTCACGCCGCCGCACAGAGCGTTGGCACGCAGCAGCATCATGCCGCGGACGATCTCGTCAGCATACGGCTCGCCGGCGGCGGTGCAATGGCTGAGGATCAGGTTGGTGGAGAGCTGATTGCTCATCTCCTTGGGGACGGCGACCTTCTGGAACTCGCCGAAGCCCGTGGTGATGCCGTAAGCGACGCGGCCCTCAGCGGCGATCTTCTCGGCCAGGGCGCGGGACTTCTTCATGGCTTCCAGAGCGGAGGGAGCCAGCTCGACGGTCGCATTGTAGCGAGCGATGGCGACGAAGGATTCGAGCGTCAGGCTGTGGCCATCGACGACGACATGCTTGATCGCGGTAGGATTCATGATCATGGTAGTGTCCTCTCTTTTCTCAAAGTTCCGGTGTGACCCGGTCGGCGTGTCCGGTCGCCCGAACCGCCCAAGTGCAAGAAACGTGTCGAAGCGTTCCCCTTACTTTCCGCGCATGCCCGTGCGTGGATGGCGCTCCGCCTGTGGAAAAGCCCCACAGGATCGTTCTGGAAACAGTATAGCATATTTTTGTGCAAAATCAATAGTTTTTTGCCGAAAAAAGTTTTCCTTGTTGTGCGTTATCACCATATTTGGATAACACACTATCAGGGTACAGTGATAGAATTGGACAGAATAGATAAAAAAAGCGCCCCGCAAAAGCGGGGCGCCCTTCATTCTTTGTGGAAAGGTCACAGTTGTTCACTTCTTGTGCTTCTTGCTGGACTTCGGTTCGGGCGCGGCATAATCCATGATGCGGATCGCCGGATTCTTCTTTTTGATGAACGCGTAGATCTCGTCGAGGTCTTCGCGCGGGAAGAAGAGAGCCTTTTCCGTGTTGCCGTGGCCGATGTGCAGGCGCACCATGTCGGCATGGCCGCGGTCCTCGCACACGATCGCGTTGATGTCCTCCCAGGGGAAGAACTCGTAGTTGGTGGTGAACTGCATATCGTAGAAGATCTCAAGTCCGCGGCTCGTGAGAGCGGCGTCCTTTTTGGTCATCAGCGTCAGCAGATACAGCACTGAGAATGCGAGCGAGACGAAGGCGAGCAGCGGATTTCTGCTGCGGGTCGAAATGCCGAACAGCAGCAGCACGACAACCAAGATCCATCCGCCGGTCTGCACCCACTTTTTACGTGGCTTGAGCGACGACTGCGCGGGGTAGATCGGGGGCGGGACGGATTCCCAGGGAAGCGAATGTTTCACAGCGGTGATTCCTTTCTAAGTAAAGCGGGGAAGGGGGCTTACGCGTTGATCTTGGGGGCCTTACCGGCAGCACGGCGAGCCTCGAGGTTCGCAAGGGCCTTGGCGTGAGCCTCTTCGGGAGCGCCGGCGGGCTTGCCGGCCTTGGTCTTGCCGAAGATATTGGTGTAGGAACCGTCAGCCCAGAAGATGTTGCGGCCGAACAGAGCGGTCACATAGGCGTAAACGGGGTTGAGCAGGTTGACGAACGCATACGGGAAGAACACCAGCGGGCTCATGCCGAGAACGCCGGTCTGGTAAGCGCCGCAGCCGGTCCAGGGGAACATAACGGCCCAGAGGGTACCGGCATCTTCCAGAGAACGGGAGAGCATATTGCGGCCGAGACCGAGCTCGTCGTACTTGTCAGCATAGATGGGGGCGGGAACGCCGATGCCGAGGAACTGGTCGCACATGGTGGCGTCGCAGAAGATGGAGGTCAGCAGGGTCGCGAGGATGAGGCTGCCGACGGAGTGAATCCTGTGCTTCAGGCCGCCGAACAGACGCTCGACGCAGCCGCAGCGCTCCAGAGCACCGCCGTAGGCGAGCGCGAGGAGGATGAGGTTGATGGTCCACATGGTGCCGTTCATACCGCCGGCCTTGCCGAGGATGGAGTCAGCGACTTCGTTGCCGGTCTCAACGACGATACCGTTGTGCAGCATGTTGAAGATGTCGCCCAGGGCGCGGGAGCCGTAGATGGAGGTGGGCTGGAAGATCATCATGAAGATGGTCGCGGTGGCAACGGAGATGGCGATACCGACGAGGCCGGGCACGCGCAGGATGCACATCACGATAACCACGATGATGGGGATGAGCAGAACGGGGGAGATCACGAAGGCCTCGCGGAACGCGTCCTGAATGGACTGGGCGACGGTCGGATCGTAGGCGCTGGCGTCGATGTTCAGGCCCATGATGGTGTAGAGGATGAGGGCGATGACCAAGGTCGGGCCGGTGGAGGAGACCATCGCGGTGACGTGGTCGAAAAGACCGGTCTCGGCAACAGCCGCGGCGAGGTTGGTGGTATCGGACAGGGGGGAGAACTTATCGCCGACATACGCGCCGGAGATGATCATACCGGCGGTGAGGGCGGGATTGATGCCAAGGCCCGCGCCGATGCCGAGGAACGCAAGACCGATGGTGGCTGTGGTGGTCCAGGAGGAGCCGCACGCCATACCGACGATCGCGCAGAGGATGCAGCCAATGGGCAGGAACAGCTTCGGGGTCAGCAGATCCAGACCGTAAACGATCAGGGAGGGGATCGCACCGGAGGCCATGAAGCTCGAGACCAGGAAACCGACGGTGCAGAGGATCAGGACCGCTTCCATGGAAGCGCTCAGGCGCTCGATCATACCGGAGAGCATATCCTTGAAGTCGTGACCGCAGAAGTGACCGACGATGCACGCGACGACGATGGACATGACCAGGGGCATATGGGCGTCATGGTAACCGGATTCGGAATGACCGAGGAAGCAGTAAAGCATGAACCCGATCATTGCCACAATGGGAACTAACGCCAGCAGAAAACTGGGCTCCCGTGCGACTTTCTTTTCATTTGCCATTGATAAAATACCTCTCTCTTCATAAAAATACTTGCCCGTCAGGAAGCGGGAAGCCGCTCCTCCCCGTGACGAACACGCTGCACACCGCACGCGGGGACGTGCGTTTTCTGTGGAGGGGTCCCACAGAAAAACAGACACAGAACTTAGGCAACAGCACCGTCGGGCAACGGTTTCTTGCACGCTGTTTCCCATGCCCTAATCTATTTGTGAACTAATTGTAACATACCTGTTCAGCAAAAGCAATAAAATTCGCGTAGATTCCAAAAAATTGTTGAGAGTATCATTAAATGCAGAAGAAACCGTTACGGTTTTTCCTGCATTATTTTTTTATCCGAAGGCAGGCGGAAGGAGGTTAAAACATTGAACGGATACAGTTATTTGACGCTGGAACAGCGCCGCGAGATCGAAAGAATGTATGCAGAGGGTGAACGCGTTGTTGACATTGCCGCCCGTCTGAAAAGGAGCGCCGCCGCTATCTACGAAGAGTTGAAGCGCGGCTATACGGGAGAGTTTGACGGCTACGCCCGCCCGAAGTACAGCGCCGATCTTGCACAAGCGACGGTGCAAGAGAATTTCCGGCGCAGAGGAAACCGACGCGGCGCGAATTGCTGAAATACGAAAGGAGCTATTCAATATGACACAGTTTAACAACGAGCTTTACGCAGGGTTCTTGCCGGAAGCTGGCGACGTGCGCTTCGAGGGAAAGCGGGGCTTCTATCCTGCAATGACGGCGGAAGAATACAGAGCGCTTCCGCTTCCGATGAAATGCGCGACGTGGGACGCGCGCGTTCAATATGTGATCTTCGACAGCTTTTTCAGAGATTACGGAATTTCCGGCAAAGTCGAGGTTCACGCGGAAAACGCGTTCAAGGCGCTTTTCCGCCACAGCGAAACCGACACGCAGTTATACAGCGTTTGCGCCGTCCGCCTTTTTGACGGGAAGCACGTTGCGGCGAAGTGGGTTCAAGACAGCGTTTCGGGCGCATTCCGGATTGTAACGACTTCCGGAAACGTGCTGGGTACGCAAGGTGGCTTTCGCGGGCATATCCCCGAAAACTGTAAGAAGCGGGACGACGGAACGTGGGGGCTTTTCCCGCTTGACCGCACAGCAGACCGCAAGCAGATCATACGCGTTGCTTTTTGACGCGGGAAAGGAGCTATTCACCATGAGCGACAGAAGAACAGCGTTCGACGCTATCACGAAGGACAAGCCCACGCTGGCGGGCTTCCTTCGTTCCCTTCCGGTCATAGAAGCGCCGTGGGACGGCGCATTTCAAGAACGCTTTTGCGTAGAGTGCGGCGCGGACAGTTGCGACGATTGCCCGAACGAGCAGTTCCGGAACAATCCGGAATGGTGGCTTTCCCTTCCGGCGGCGGAGGTGGAACAATGACGGCGGATCGGGCGCGCGGAGCGCTTGCCGTCCTGCAAGACGCGGACGGGAAGTTTATTTGCGAAGTGCCTTGCGGTTACATAGTCGAGCAGACAGCCAGCGCACACAAGCCCCGGCGGATACAGGCACAACGACGGCGGCGGGCAATGCTTCGCCGTCGCGTCGCCCTTACGGTTGCATTGCTGACCGTTGCCGCCCTTCTTGCGGCGCTTATGCCGTGGAGCGGGAGCGGTGCGGCGGACAAGCCGAAGGACACGACCGCCGGAACGCTTGAAGAGGTACACCAGCCGACCGCCGTTCTTCTTCCTTCGAGCGGGACGGTGGCGGAATATGTGCCGAACGTGGCGGAGGTTGAAGCCCTTGCAAAGCTGATCTACGGCGAAGCGGGGATCGTTCCTTCTACGACGGAGCAAGCGGCGGTTGTATGGTGCGTTCTGAACCGCGTTGACGATCCGCGCTTCCCCGACACGGTGCTGGAGGTTATCGAAGCGCCCTATCAGTTCAGCGGCTACGATCCCGAATATCCCGTGAAAGAGGAATTCGCCCTTCTTGCGGCGGACGTGCTGACACGATACCGCGCGGAGCGGGACGGCGAAGAAAACATCGGGCGGGTGCTTCCGGCGGAATACTGCTTCTTCACGGGCGACGGGCGGCGCAATCACTTCACGACGGAATGGAAAAGTACGGATTGCTTCGGCTGGACGCTTGAAAGCCCGTACACAGATTGAAAGGAGCGGCACACATGAAGGACAACAAAAGCGGCTGGCAGTTCCCGAAGGCGCTTGAAATTATCAAGTGCAAGGAAGGCAACAAAGAGTTTATGAAGGAACGTCCGGCGCGTCGCCCGTTCGGAAACACCGTGCTTATTTGCGAATATCCGATCGACGACACGGCGGCGGAAGAGCCGAACGCGAAGTTGATTACATGGCGGCTTGCGAAGCGCGCCGCGCGGGACTTCTTGCGCGTTTCCTTTATGCCTTCGGCTATCGTATCGGCGGCGACGCATGGCGGGAAAACCGCCGTCCGCGTCTACGGTAAATATTAAATCACACGAAAGGAGCTATTCAATTATGTTCAGCAAGAAAAAGACAGAATGCCGCGTTTGCGGCTATCGCTTCACACCGGAGCGGGAAAACATCTACACGGCGGAAGAACCGCGTTCTATGGCGGATATGCTGACGAAAGCGCCGACGCGCTTTTCGGCGGTTGATTGCCCGATTTGCGGTTGCCAAATCGCGCTGGCGATCCGCGTTCCCCGCGTTGACATTTCGGACAATGCGGAACGGCACGACGCGGACGCGCTCAACATTCCCGCTTCACCGTATCCGGACGGGGACAAAGGCGTTATGGCTTGCCCGAATTGCGGAAGCGGTGAATATCTGCACAACGCAGACGAAAACGAAAACGCTTTTTGCGGGCAATGCGGACAGGCTATCAAGTGGGGGTGCGAAGATGAAGATTAAAAGTATCGCCGCTATCTGCAAGAAGAACAAGAATATTGCAATCTTCGAGCGGTACAGCGACGACGGCGACATATTAACGCAGTACATCGGCGACGGATCGGCGGTTTATCCGGTTGTCGGGCTTCCCCAGCTTGACAAAGAAAGCCTTTTGACGATCTTCGACGTTCCGGAGAAAGACCGCGATAATTACTTCGTGAAAACGCTGGGCGTTCCGGTGGGTATCAGCTTCGAGGACACAGACGAAACGGAAAGACACGTCGAGCGGGAAGGAATTTCGATCATCTATTCCGGACGAACCTTGAAGCCGATCCGCACAACGCGCGGGCTGGTATTCATCGAAAGTCGCTATCTTTCGCCCGTTGCTGACGTGCTGGACGTGCTGGAGCTTTACGAACGCCGCACGGCGGAGGGAACGCCCTACATCGTCGCGAAGGCGGGCTTCCTGCTTCAAGCGGTGATTATGCCGTATGACGTTATCAATCAGCAGTTCGTGGAGAGCTTGCAGGACTTAACGCGGGAATGCGAATTTTCCCTTTCCGAAAAGGAACGCAGGGAGCGCGAAGCCCGCGACCGCTTCACATTCACAGAACCGGAACAATGTTCCTTGAACGTTGATCCGGACACGGGCGAGGTTATCGAGGAAAGCGAGGTGGCGGACGAATGAACGCGGCGCTTCTATCCTCTAAAAATATG